ATTTATATCTCTCCACCTTCAGGTGCTTCAGTTGCAGAACCTTGACTTTCAAGATCTGGTTCTGTAATTGGTTGTCCTAAATCCATATTCGGATCCATTGGTGCACCTGTATTTGGATCAACCATTGCATTCGGATCCATTAAAGATCCATCTTTAATTTCTTTCTCTATTTCTTTATCAATTTCTTTGATATCATCTTCAGTTTGCTTAAGAACTTTTGTACGAACATAATGATTTGAAAAATACTTACCCATATATGGTTCCATTGATGCAACCACACCTAATTGTTCGTTTAATAGTTCATTCTTTTTGAGATCAGAGAAATGATTATCATATAAAAAATCATATTGAATATGATCTTCCAATTCACTCCAATCATCTGGTGTGATAATATTTTTAAGAATTAGTTGAGTTTTCAACATATCATTGAAAACTTGTGAGAATCTCTTTCTTAATCTTCCAACAAATTTACTAAACTTAAGTTCATCCCTTAATATCTCTGATGAACGACCTAAGTTAAATCCACCTTGACTATCCAATCTACTTGATGGAACATTTAATGATTTATATAATTTTGCTTGGAAATATTCAATATCTGTAAGTTCTCCTAAGTTTTGACCACCAGGTAAAGTTGTGATTTCAGTTCCTCTTCCACCTTCTCTTCTTGGAAGCCAAAAATCTTCCAACATTGCCATATATTTACGATCATCACGAATCTCTCCAGTGTCAGCATTATATACCAACTTATTACGATAACGATTCATAACATCACGAAGATATTGTTCTGCTTTTATCTTTGGAAGATTACCAACATCAATGTAAAATATTCTTCTTTCTGGAGCACGAGATAATCTGTAAATTACAAGACTATCCTCAACCATTCTTAATTGATTAAGTGCTTTGATTGCTTTATGTAAGTATGATAATACTGTTTGTTTATTACGATCTACTAAACCTGATGTGCAATATGTAATTGCATCTTTTGCAATTTTTACTGTGCCTTTAGCATTTTTAGTTGTATATATTCCACTACCTTTTCTACCACCATCTGGATTATAAACATAATACTCATTTATTTTTGGAGCTGCTGAATTTTTTGGATCGTTACCATTTTTTGCAACATCAAATGGTGATAATCTATTTGATCCTGTTTTATCTGTTTCACGAACCAATCTTATTTTAAGTGGGTCAATATAACGAATATCTTGAATACCCTCTGATGGATTATCCAAATCAATTACTTTATGATAGAAAACTCTACCATCAATATACCAAGTACGAAAAATCTCATGACACTTTTTATCAAAGTTCATGAGAGATTTTATATGTTTAAATTCTTCTCGAATAGAATCTTTCAATCTATCCGATGCATTTAGATTTGATAACTCAATCTCAACTGGTGAATCATCTAAGTCAGAAACGATTGCTTCATTTACGACATCTTCAATTGCACTATCACACTCTGGATGTAAGCACATTTCACGATATCTACGAACTAAATCTTGCTCACTTTTATAGACACCCTCAATGTCAACATATTGGCCATAAAATCCACTAGAGACATAAAAGTCTGATTTGTCTTCATCGCTAGGAGGAACGGGAGATACTATCCCCTTTGATTTACTATCCTCACCATCGGGGATTTTAAATCCAAAAAGTTTTGCCATTGTATAAACGTTTTGCTACTATTATAGCACTATTTATGATCCTGTGCCAAGTTGTGTTTTTGATTGTGAATCAAGAGCATCAACCCACTGTACTTGTAGTTCTACGGTAAATTCCTCAATTGTATCAGAACTATCGTATGATAGAGGTATATCTGAAATATTTGTTGGGAAAGTTCCGTGAAACTTATACATTTTTAAAACAGGTAGTTGTGCCTGACTATCAGGAGTAGGCCCACTTACGTTAGATCTACCTAACTGTCTTACAAATAAATCTTTTTGATATGCTGTAGGATCAACAAGTCCTGAATTATCTTCGTGCTTATTAATCAAGTTCATCCATCTTTCAAATGCTGTTCTAATTTTAAAATCAACATCATTGATGATTGTGATTGTCCAAGGATCGAATGTGCGATCTCCTGCAATCTTAAGATTTCTTCCTCTGAAAGGAACAAGTATTGGTGCAATATTTGAAGCAGGTAATTGTGCTGCTTTGACTAGAAATCTACTTTTGTCTGCGATTTCGTCACTAGATGAATCTATAGGAATTGCATCATCAGGGAAGAATAATTCACATTCAAATAAATTAGGGCGAGCACCACCCCCGACCATCTTACCCTTGAATGCATCAAGGGTTCTATCTCTAGTGCTTGGAATGTTTAGGTTAGCCATTTAATTTTTTTCCTCGATTGAGTTAAACGTTTCCAACTACTTCTTCAAAACTTACTCCTGTGCGTGTCGCAACAAATGTAAGTCCGATAAAGTTAATCGACCTTGCGGGTTTTACGAAAATGTCAGCTTTGAATTGATTTGCATCAATTACTGCTGGAGTGTTATTTGTTTCATCACAAATAACAACGAAATCAGTGATACCTCTCTTTGCTTTTACATCACGAAGGAAAGGAT